GTATTGGTTATCAGATGCTAAAAATACAGGTGACAAGGAATATTCATGGGGCTCACTTGTAGGAATGATGCCAAAGATTAAAGATCTAAAAAGCACCTTTAGACACATTCCAACCTCACAAAGAGAAAAAGACACTCATAAGACTGCTAGCGTTTTACTAAATGACAAACAATTCTCAGAATTAACGAGAGATCAAAAAGAGGATTATATCTCTGCAGGGCACAAGTTATCAGTTGGACAGATTAGAGATCTATGGAGTCTACCTGATCGAGTTGATCTCATCAACAAATATTGTAATCACAATGTAAATGTTTTTCTTCCTCTGGATATTTGGAAAAAACTGCCTGGGGCAACCAAAAAAGTTATCGAAAATAATTTCGAAAAAAGAGAGGGGATTCAAACCTTATATCGAGTGCACTACCTTAGAGAGAGCAAAATAGATGGTAATCTAAGTACCCTCGGGGTAGGAGCCGTTAATGGCACACCAGATCTTCCTGAGGGTCTAGAAGTAAAAGGTGATTTAGACCTTAGAGTCTCTTCAGTAATGAGTTTACCAGCAAATTTAAAAGTAGAAGGATTAATTTTATTATCAAAGACTAAAATTACCGAATTACCTCCAGGTATAAAGTGTAGTGGAATTAGTGTGCATCAAACGAATATATCAAACATTGATAGCAATATTTTCTGGAACAAGGCTGATGTCTTGCTTCTTGATGTTTCTGACTCGAATATTACGGAACTACCGAGTGATCTTCAATTTGTTAGACAGTTAAGGATGTTTAAATCTAAAATTAAATCTCTTCCATCAACATTAAGGATCGACGATTTTAATGCTGAAATTTCTGAATTAAATTCATTACCTCAAGGTTTTGTTGTAGGAAACGCAAATCTTTACGATTGTAAAGATCTTAAAGAATTGCCACAAAACATGGTTGTCGCCAAAGATCTCAATATTTCCTGGAGCTCAGTTGAAAGCCTTCCGCAGGGTCTTCAGGTTGGTGGAGATATTATCCTCTCCCAAAATACAAAAATTACTTCACTGCCACTTGATTTGAAATTAGTCGGAAAAATTGAAATTCTGGGTGGTAAGATTTCTGAGTTTCCATTTTATAAGGACTATTTAAAAATCAAGAGGCTTAACAAACCAAAACAAAAGTCTCAAACTTCAATGGGAGAATCTCTAGCACTTCTTAAGCGAATGATTAGAGAGTCACTTCGCGATCTTGATTAAGCGCCTGAGAGGAAACATTAGACCTCGATACTATCTGATTTTTTTATGAACGAGGGCTCGCTCTTTAACTCTTTCCATTTGAGACGTAAAGCCTTTTTCATATCATCTTCGCTCTCTTTGTTTGCAGCTTCAAGGGAACCTTCTCCCCCAATAATCTCAAACTTGCTGCGTGCCGTATCAATCTTTAAGGGGAAAACAAGACCATCACGACCAGCACGGTTCTTCGCGACGAAGAGTCGTCCCACACCAGTTGACTTCTCGTGAGACTTTCGTGAGATACCAATTACAAGGTCTGCAACTTGTGCCTTACCGTATGCCTCGCTCATATTGCTGAGATCAACGATATCACTCTGTGAACCCTCCTTGTTGGACTGGGATGCTGTCCAAATCGGAACCCTCTTCTCGGCTGCAAGACCACGAAGCTCCTCATAGATCAGCTTCAGCTCATGCCGGAGAGAATCGTACTGACGAGTGGAACGCATAATGTCAGCATAGTCGATGATTATGAGACCGGGCTTGAAGCCCTTGACATCCAGGCGCTCAATATGGCTTCTTAGGGTGTAGATGGATGCGGTGTTGGTGGGAAACTCCTTGATGATAAGACGACCGAGATTCATGGTCTTATATCTTTCAAGAATATCTTCTTTGCTATCAATTACCGTGTTGGAATCCAAATTACATAAATTGGAATCATATCGGAGCCCAATTGCTGACTCTGACAATTCGAACGTATAATGAAGAACATCGATGCCCTGGGTAAGAGCATAAGCCCCTAAATTGATTAGAAAGTGACTTTTTCCAACACCAGTTGCAGCGGTGACACATCCAAGCTCACCTGAGCCAAGACCGCCATTTAAGATCTCTTTCTTGTCAAGCTCACCTAACCCAGTTGGGACAGCATTTCTCTGGAGGCGAGTGAATCTGCTCTCATAATCAGCAAAGAAATCATGACCCAGCTGAGGAGCTGTACCGACCATGACAGCTGACTTGATTCCATCCACAATGGATTCATACTTTTCAGCCTGAATCTGCTCTACAGCAACCTCAAGAGCCTTCTTTAGGGCCTGCTTCTTGCAAAAATCAAGAGACTTTTCACGAACATACTGCAGATCTCCCGGGTCGGGATTTGCCTTCATTCTCTGAAGATATTCGACAATTTGATCCCGGACAACTGTATCTGTTCCGGTCTTCAGCTCATCACGAATAATGGTGAGAAGGAGCTGAAGGGTTGGAAATACTTTGTATTTCTTGGCATATGAGAAATACTTCTCCGCCAGGAATTGTAGATACTTTGGTTCAAAATAAGATGTTTCAAAAACTTCAAGCATCTGCTCAGCATAGTTCTTATCCACAAGCAAGGCTTGAACAACTTTCTCCTGAAAAGACTTTCCATAAGTACCAAAAGAAGCCTTTGTCACAACTCTATCATCACTCATTCAATCCTCGCATTGTTATAATTGTCGATACAGCTGAGAGACATCATGAACTGAGACACGTCAAAGTCTCCGATACCCTCTTTAATGAGCTGCTTGATAAGCCCCATCCTATTAACTCCCGGTGAAAATGTATCTACCAATGAGTCGATTTGGGCAGATTGGTGGTGGGAGAGCATACTGCCGTCCAAATAGACGAGGCGCCAATTAAGTCGAACCGTATCTTCATTCTCAATAATTCTCTTATACAGTGATGATTCTGCAACATGTGAGTGGCAATAGGCGAATAAATCATCAAGAAGCAGATCATCTTGAGAGCTTAGAATGGGCAAGAGTCTTGCGGCAGTCTTCCAACCAAAACCTTTGATTCCTGGAATATTGTCAGAAGGGTCACCGCAAAGTGCCTTAGCGAGCCCAAAATTATGTGGGTGCACATGAAACTCTTCGAGAATATCGGGGACGTGCAAAACCCGCTTCTTGTGCAAAGAGTAGATGCTAGTCTTGTCATTTAAGAGCTGATACATGTCTTTGTCGGCAGACACAATAATCTTTGTCTTGTCTCGCAGGGGTCCTCGAACCAGATAAGCAACAATATCATCCCCCTCGCAGTCTGACAGATAGAGTTGGCATACAGGAGCACATTTAAGCATCGAAAGCAATGCAATAATCTGATGCTTCTTGTTATCGTCAGAGTCAGGTATGTCATCCCCGTAGAAACGATTTAGCTTCTCAGGTTTTCTTCCCAGTTTATATTCAGAATATAGGGCTCTTCTCTTTTGAGATCCTCCCCCTTCCCAGGCAATATAAATGTTCGTGGGGGCACATTCATTTGCAATTCGACTCAGTGTCTTCAGGAAACCAATTGCTCCTCCCATCTGATATCCGTGGGCTGACATGGTGGGATATGCACTATATGAGCGCACAAATAGATTCATGGCATCAACAATAAGAATAGGTCTTTCGGATTGTGTCATATGTGCAGCAATATATTGCCTTAAGCTTAAGAGTACATGACTCAAACAGCAAAAAGCCCCGCTTAGAGGCGGGGCTTCATGTGAGAATCATTCATTTCCATCACTGATCCGGGACGTGTCTCGATCTTGGGTGATTCCTCATGTCATCTTTAATCTCTTTCCACTGGTCTCTATTCTCGTCCCAGTACTCTTGGTCGGCACCATCTTCATCCTGCCCTACGATTCTACCATAAACAACGTGATAATCTAACTCAGGAGTAATATCAATACCTAGGTCTATAAGAGCCTTTTTGGGGATAAAGGCTTCTGAATCACCCTCATATGGTCTAATAATTCTCTCTTCGCCTTCGACCGACCCTTTACGTTCTACTAACCTACTTCTTCGAAGCAGCTCTTCACGAATAACTCTTCTTAATTGCGTAAGTCTGATTCTCATAGATGATAAATATACCCCACGTTTAGATCTTTAATGAATATTTACATACCTGTTGATCCAAACCCACCCTCTCCTCGGCCTGAGGAAGAAAAATATTTTCGATCAAGTGCTTCGAAGATTACAGAGGAGACGGGTGCAAAAACAAGTTGAGCAATTCTATTACCCCTCTCTACGAGAAAATCATTTCTGCCCATGTTGGCGAGGATAACCTTTACCTCCCCCGTGTAATCGCTGTCGATCGTCCCAACACCGTTCAGGACAAAAACCCCCTCTTTGGCAGCCAGACCTGATCTGGATCGAACTTGACATTCATACCCTCGGGGTATTTCCATGAAGAGCCCAGTCGGAACAATTGCCCACCCACCTTTGGGAATCCACACATCTTCTGATGCAGAAATGTCACAACCTGCCGATCCTAATGTCTGATATCGAGGTTGTGGACCGCTGAACTTAATGACCGGAAAGTCAGGCTCATCCTTCATCGGTCACCTCCTCGTCAGACTCATCATCCTCGGCAACAAGGATAGTCTCATCAGAACCAAAGTTTCCATTGATAGTCAAAGCACAATCAATTACTCTGTCCACAAAGGGCTTGTAGAGAGGATTATTCATAATCTCGGCAAAATCTGCCTTATAGAACTTCTTCTCAGCAATCACCTCACCAGTTGCTGCATCATTAACGAGCAGCTCTTTCCACCCACCTGTTCCGGCAATTACAATCTCAACATCTCGTGAGACTCTCTTGCTATCAACCCATGTCATTGTTACCTTATTCTTATCACACCATGCTCGACATTCGTCGAACAGATATTCATGCTCCACAATACCCTTACCAAAAATAATATCAAACTCACACTTTCGGAAAGGAGGGGCCACCTTGTTCTTCTTGATAGAGACTGTTGTGTGAATACCAATGATATTACCAGCCTTGTCCTTTAGAGGGCTGCCACTGCCAAGTCGAATTCGAACAGACGAGTGGAAGGGAAGTGACTTACCACCGGGGCTTACATGTGGGTCACCATGCATTGCAAGAGAGTCTCGGAGCTGATTAATACAGATTAGGGTGACATTGTTCTGCCCAATAACACCCGTAATCTTTCTGAAACCCTTCCCCAAGACTCTTGCCTGAAGCCCCATTGTATTCTGATCATAGTCACCATCTAGCTCAGCCTTGGGTGATGTTGCAGCAATAGAGTCCCAGATGACTAGAATTGGAACATTCTTGTCGATAATCTGCTTCGCCTTGGTGATTGTGCTCTCAATAATTGAGAATACTTCCTCAGTACAGTGAGTGTCACAATATACAAACTTTTTAGATACATCGATACCCATATGCTTCAACTTTTCAACAGGAGTAGCATTCTCGGTATCGACATAAACAACAAGCCCACCCATAGACTGAGTTACAGCAGCTGCATGATATGCAAGGTGTGACTTGCCGGAGGAGGGCATACCCGAGAGCTCAATAATTCGACCCTCAGGATAGCCTCCTCCCATTGCATTACGAATCGCATAATTGAGCTGAATAGACCCAGTATCAATCCATCTCTTTACAATGGTGGGTGCCTCATCTTCGCTTAAGTTATAAGCGACTCTCTGTCCAAACTCCTTGTTAAGCTGCTTGATAAGATCAGCAGTAAGAGTATCAATCTCGTCATTGTTCTTTTTCTTTGTAACTTTCTCTGAAGACTCCCCTGGTACAGGTGTCTTTGGTGGTCTTGCCATGACTTACACTCCTTCTTAGTCGTCGCTCATCAGGTCAGCAAATGCCTCATCCAGACTCTGCTTCTTAGGGGTGTCATCATTCCCCTTAGGCTTTGCCGCCTTCACGTCTGCAAGAATATCATCCATGCTGTCCTTCACTGGAGGACCACGGGTTGTGCCTACCTCAGATACAGCCGGAGGGGCATCACCATTTAGCCAAGCGGTGACAATTGCCTCAATCTCTTCCTTAGGCTTCAGGCGATACATGTCATCCAAATTTGGAATAGAGTCAAGCCATCTCTTCATGAGGGCAGGATCTTCATGAAGCTTCGAGGGACGACCCTTGCAATCTACCACAGTATCTTGGAACTGCTTGCCTGGGGCCTGTGTGATAGTAACCTTCAGATCAAAACCCTCGTTCGGGTCGAGAATGTTTCCATAATCTTCATCAAGGAAAAACCCAAGAAGACGCTGGTAGATCAACTTGCCAAAGGACCAGATCTGTGGGCCCTTGTCCTCTTGTCCACGAATAATTACAGGTACATAGGCACGCATCTTTGGCAAGAGCTGCTTTGCAATTGCCCTATCAGCCTCAGACTTTGTGCTATAGAGCTTTCGAAGCAGATCGTCGATTGGGTCGGGCTTTCCAAACTGCTTTGGAGACAGAATACCCGAGTTCGTACCAATATAATAGAACCAGCGCTCCTTAAAGGGCTGACCATCAGGTGCATCCGCCCAAGGCAGACATCTAACCTTATGCTCACCCACCCCGGGCTTCCAGAGCTGGACTGACGAAGTCTTCTTCACACCATTAAGTTCTGCCATACGGCGACGAATCGCCTCAAGATCTACTGCCATATAAAATTCCTATTCCTCTTCCGCTGTTCAGATGAACCATCTCCACACCTTGTGGATAGGCAACATCTTATCTTCTTCTGCCTATTAGTTCAATTTTCTTTTTGTCCGACGCCGCTTTTTTGATCTTGAGCCACCAGTTGGTGCAGATGCAGGAGACATATGTCCCACAATCTGAGGACCTCCGGCCGGTAGGGCCATTGTTCCTCCACCAGCACCGACTGCACTGAACTCATTGATCGTATCGGTGGAGCCATCATCAACCTCATGAATCAAATCTCGTATAATGAGTCGCAAATCTGAGATTGACATAACCCCTCCAATCAGAGATAAATATTAGGCATCATAAACTTTGGACCCGACTAATGCAAGAGTCTCTGAAATTTTTCGGTCAATCTCACGCTTAAGAGATGCAGCATGAGCCTCTACTTCAGATGCCTTCTGCTCCTCTAGCATTCCCCATGCAGAGTCAGCATCGTCCTTTAAGGACTCAATAAGGCTGATTGCAGCAGTTAGGGCGGCATAAAGCTCATCAAGATCTGCATTTCCATTCTTTTTAAATGACTTTAGCCACTCAAGGGTCTCCGCTAGGTCTCTCATTCGAATTCATCCTTCTCTTGACGAGTTGCAATATAATCCGCTGTCATAACAACGTGGGACAGGAGTGGGTCCTTCAGGATGTAGGATTTATTCTCTCCCGGAAAGAACCCATCATTCAGGAGAATGGCCAT